CGCGCCTCTGCGATGGCGATACACTCTAGGCGCTTGCAGGCGAAGTGCCAAGTCAGTCTCCCGCTCGGAGTCTTGATGCGATAGTCGCGGGTGGCGACATTGCCGATTCCATTTGCCCCGCAGGAGGAGCAGTCAAAAGTCCCATCTGAGATTTCATACGGCACATCGGCGGGTACTTCGGTGATGCGGGGTGCGTCGTTCAGTGTTCCGTTCATGGGTTTGTCTCCTGGGTGAGATGCTTATGTTTCGTACAGTAAATTACTGTACGGGTGTTGTCAAGGGGTAAATGAGATTTATTTTCAGCCTCCGAATTTGCGGTAGTTGGTTGTCCTCAGTCCCGGCGTCTTCAGGCGGCGTATGCCAGAGCGTTTCTTCTCCAGCCGCGCCTGTACGTCGGCCAGGGTGGTGCCGTCACCGGCGAGAAAGTGCAGGGTAAAGCTCTTGGATCGAGAGGGGACCTGTTTGTCTTCCTGCATCCCCTGGACCATCAGCGCATCGAAGGTTCCGAGGTCGTTGTTCCATAGGGCACGGATGCTTTTGCGGTAGAGTATGCCCGATAGCTTCGGGCTGCATGCGGCTGCGTACAGGTCGGCGGCTTTCTGTTTCAGTGTGTCCGGGTCCATGTCAGGCGGCGTTCTCGTGGGTTTTGGGAGGAGTTGCGGTCATCGTCTTTATCTCTTTCCGTGCTGGTCCTCTATTTCTATGGGTACGCCGATGGCCCAGCGCAGCACCTTGCGGTTGCTGGTCTTTCGTCTTGGCGGTATTCCTACGACACTGAATCCTACTTCTACCAGGATGCCGTCGTAGATCATCTTTCGCACTCCCATCGTGCTGCGATGGGTGAGCGTTGCAAAGTCTGTAACGCTCATGTAGTTGAACGGCACTACTTCTTTCCCCTCGCCGGCTGCGCTGCTGCACTCACGGCCGCCAGGGCTGCCTGCTCCTGCATCTTCTTGCCGATCTTCTGCGCGTTGGGGTAGCCCATTATCTCCAGTCCTTCGGTCAGTGGCATCTTGCCCTGGGCAATCAGTTGCTCGGTCATTCTCCGTACTACTGCCTGCGACTGGGTGTGGAAGGCACCGGGGTCTAGGAATAGTTCCTGGTCTTGCTGGTCTGGTTTCTTCCAGTCGATCGTTCTAAATCCTTCGTTGTCCTTTACCGGTATCACCTGGTCCGGCAGGTATTCAATCATGGTGTAACACAGCCCTTCCGCTAGGTCGCTTAAACTCTTCGAGGCAAGCCGACCTCTCAGCTGGGTCATGCCTTGTGAACGCATTACGCTGGCGTCGAATAGTTCCGGTGATATGTTCCCCTTGCCGGCATCGCCCTGGCGGGACTGGGTGAATCCTTGCAGTTCTCTCTGCTTTTGCAGCAGCAGTTCCGGCATCTTGGTTGCGCTGTCGGGGAACGCCGGCGGGGTCACAAACTTGGGCATGTTGTCCTGGCCGCCTTCGATCATCTGCTTCTCGCCGGGCACTCCGCCAAAGTCTGATTGTTTTATTCCGCTGGCGGTGGGGATGAACCATACGCCGTTGTTCAGGCGGTACAGGTTCTCATAGCTCTGGGTGTAGGTCCGCTCGGCCAGGTTCTGCAGTTGGGCGGTGTAGCGGGTCGGCGGCACGGCCCATATTCCAAACAGCGGCGGGGTTGCCCAGATGGGCACCAGGGGGAATTTACCGTGGGGCACCGGGTTCTCGCCGTCCACCAGTATCACGCCCTCGCACTCCACCATCATCCGACCCTTGGGGTATTTCCACTTCATCCGCGGCTCTTCGTCCGCTACCGGCAGGCCGTCCATTATGCGGGTGTAGTCCAGGCAGAATACCGTCCTCACGCGGCTGGCGAAGCCTTGGCGCCCTCCGCTGTTATTGAAAGGCGGCATGGATTGGAACGGTCCATCAGGTAGGCGGAATCCAGTCTGGCTGTCCTGCCCGCGTATGTCTTTGGTGGAGTTGGTCGGGTATTTTGGAAGGAAGCGGGCTCGCTCCGGGTGGGCTGCTTTTACCTCTTCCAGATGCACGTAGTCTTCAAAGATGATGTAGGTCCAGTTGCAGGTGTAATCGGCAGCGGGGTCTACGTGCACCGTTCTTGGGTCGCGGGCTTTTACCCACTGCCGGCCTTTTCCGCTACGCGCCCGGGGGTCGAGTCCATGTTGTAGAAATCCGGTCCCGGTAAATTGTGCCCACAGGTTTGCGTACAGCAGGTGGTAGGCAGCCCATGTGTCCGCCCATGTGGCGTGGAACCCGTCCTCGATCATCTCGTCGCGGTCGGCGTTGCTCCGGCTGTAGATGTAAGCGGTTGGCTGGAACTCGCTCAGGTCGTTTGCCTCGCGCATGCACATCGTCTGCAACTCGGGGATCTGTACCGCCGGGCGGAACCTTGGGCTTATTACGTTGTCAGAGAGGCTGTAAAAAGATTTGGTGTCTTCGTAGAAGTTCTTGCCCAGCGCATCCTCTCTCTTTCTTTCCGAGAGCATCTGCCACTCGTCGATGTGCCGCACCCTGGGGTCCGTCTCCGGCTTACTCTTCTGGCTGGTGTTCAGGGTAATCATTTGTGGCGATTATCCTCTACGTTCTCTTCCTTCGTCAAAAAACTACGGAAACCATCTCCGTCTGTTTTATCTTCCGGGTCGCCGCTTTTTTTGGAAATGCGGTCTTCAAGAGACATTAGCACCGTCACCGTGTCCTTCAGGCTGATAATTCCATTCTCGATCAGCACCGGGGCCTGCACGCATAGTATCTGCCCCAGCATAAAGTATGCCTCTTCTGGTTTTTTACTCTTCCGCGCTTCGGCGAATCCGAGGAAGATGGCGTTTAGCGGCGTCCGTGATGCCTCGCGCTGCTGCTGTACTATTTCAGCCTTCAGTATCCCCGCTCTTCCACTCGCGCTGCGGCTTCCTGCTCCTGCCCCGCTATCTCCAGGCTCCTCTGGCTTTCCCGCGTCAGTGCTCCCAGGTCGAACGGCTTTGTGTCCCCCGGACTGTTTCCCGTCTCGAAGGGCATCTGCATCTTCTCCTTCTCCGCTGCTCCTTGTTGCAGGTAGCGCTCCTGCGGGCTCAACGAGGGCGAGGCCGCCGCCAGTAGATCCTCCTTCGGCGTGTCCATCGGGTACACTCTCCCTTTGGTCCCGTCCGACAGTTCGATCATCGTCCCCGGTGGCACCTCGGGCAATGGCTGGAACTCTTGCCGTTCTCTTCCCCACAGTGCGGCCTCCCTCTCGGTTCCAGGCGCTTTCAGTATGCTGCTCTGCGCGCTCACTACGCTCACGTTGATCTTATCGCCCTTTAGGGTCTTGGCGAAGAATATGTTGTACGCCCCTTCGTCGACGTCCAGTTCTTTCTGCGTCAGGTTCACCTCGCCGTTCTGCTTCGCCAGCAGCGCCAGCAGCAGCACGTAGTTCATGCGGTTGGGGTTTGCCAGCAGATCCGGGCTTATCTCCACCTGCTCCAGCTCTTCGCGTGTCCGGCGCCGGCGGGTTGGGGTTTCGGTGGTCGGTTCTGCTGTTGCGGGTGTTGTCTCCGCGGCGGCCTCTTCCTGGGTGGGTGATTCTTGATGCACTCTGCCTTTATGCCGGTTGCCCATATTCTCTCTCCTTGCGGTCTCTCGCGTCTAAATGGCTCTGTAGGTTCATGCCCCCAGTGTACTCGTCGGTCAGTATCCCGTCGCGTATCATTGAGGTGCTGAAGTTGCTTTTCTTGTGGGGGATAAAGCTGCTCTGTTCGTCGTACAGCCCTTCGTCCTGCCATGGGACTGAATCGGTGCATTGCCGGGGGTGGTGCTGCGATCGTGCAATCCATCCTATCAGTCCCGCCCACAGCACTTCGTCGTCTCCCGCTACCGGGTCGTAGGGGTAGTATTCTTCCCACTGCGCCGAGGGCATCTGCTCTACAAACAGTTCATCCACTGGGGTCACTTCACCGCGCTTCAGCGAAGCGATAAATCCATTCAGCAGCATCTTGCGGGTCACTTCTGATACGGAAAATCCGATGGTCTTTGCCGTAGCTTCCGATTGCAGACGGTCGTTTCTTCCCTTCCACCGGTAGGGGTTGGGGTAGCGCCAGCGGTCCCGCAGCTCCTGGATGATCTGCGAACCAAACCCGCCGTTTCCGTCGTTCACTGCCACCATCGCTTTGTTGTACAGCAGGCCAAACCCGCACACCAGTTCCGCGGCGTTCGCCGGGTTCAGTTGGTCTACGAACCTTGCTGCCAGTTTCCCCGTCTCTCCGTTCCAGCACACCATTCCTATCGTGTCCTGGTCGTCCGGGCCGTCTCCCCGGCCGATGGTCACGCCGACGAAGTAGTGGGTCTGCTGTCTTGGTTTTTCGTAGACGTAGAATCGTCCCTCTTTGTTCTTGTACGGCGTGGCCTTGTTGCCGTTGCGGTCTTTGGTCACCCGTATCTCCGCGCGCTCCACCGGCGGCTTCACTGCCTTATTCGCGGTAGTCATGTCTTCAAAGTCAAATACCGGCTCGCCCGTCACCTCAAAGCTTTCTTTTGCTGTCCCTGGGTACTCTCTTCGCCATTTGTCCAGCTTGCCACTGCATTTATTGGCGAGGGTAAAGCGGTAGTAGGCCACTCGCTCTTTTCCCAGCTTCAGGTCGTGCATCAGGTATTTCTCGTAGTCGTTGGATGGGGCGTCTGCTGCTTCCTTCGGGTTGCGGATGTAGTCCGGGTCCTCCCACCACGGCAGAAAGATCGGCAGGAACTCTGTCTCTCCCGCCACCGATGCCTCCCACAGTTCAAAGTATGCCTGCCCTGGCCCCTCCGTGCCGTTGGCCGTCGTTTCGATAAAGGCCATGTTTTCTGGGTCGCCTGAGAGGGTGTTCAGCACTGCCGTAAATACCTCGTCGTCTTCGTAGAAAGCGGCCTCGGTTGCATGCAGGTTGGTGTACGCCAAGCCGCGCGCTCCTTTTACGCTGTTGGCGGTGTTCCATTTCAACTTGCTGGGCACCTTCCAGAAGTTCATCTCCTGCTGGGTGTATTTCATGCTGCTCGCCGGCAGGTTCAGTTGCTTCGCCAGCGTCACAGAGTCTTCGTAGATCGAGCTCGCCACCGGCTTTAGTTGCGCCATGATCAGTGCTTCTGCAAACGGCTTCTCTAGCAGGTGGCACTGCGTCAGCGAGCGGATCAGTGAGGTGATCCCCAGGCGGCGGGATTTGTCGAAGATCACGTACATCCGGTTTCCTGCTTCGATGTGCTCGCGGCACATCTGCATCACTTTTTTTTGCGATGGATTCAGGATGAACGGGATTGGGCGGTTTCCTTCGCGCGACCGGATGTAAAACCGGTTGATGAATTGCTCCGCTTTGTAGAGGTCAAGCATGGGATAGGTGGCGGAGGTGGAAGCGGCGTGTTTTATCCCGCTTGCGCTGCTGCCGGGCACTCATCCCCGTGCGGCGCCGCA